TTTCATACCAATTGACTTCAATCTTGCTTTGATTTCAGCAATTCTGCCGGATGTACGCTTCCAAAGTTCTTCATTTGGAACGTTCATTTCGGTTTTGAGTCTTTGATTGACACTCATTAAAAAGTCAACTTCTCTGAGCATCTTTGTGATTTCTTGAGTAATCAAAGATACTTTGTAGGAATGTCTCTTGGGATTTTCTTTCAAACGAGCATAACGTGAAACAGCTTCGTTCAACTTCTTTTCGTTTTCATCTAACGAATCAAGATCTTTTTGAAGTTTTTCAACGCCCTTTTTCCACACAGCCTTTTTCTTTGCTTTCTTTTCAAAGTTTTGATCTGGTTCGCCGGGATGTTTATCTGCCCAGTCAGGAACACCATCACCATCAGCGTCAGGTTTCTTTTTCTTCTTGTGATCTTTCTTTTCGTCAAGTTCTTCTTCCTCATCAATTTCTTTTGCAACCTTTGAACCCGGATTTTGTTTCAATGTAGCTTTGGTTGCATTGTTAGTGCCGCCTTTTTTAGAAAATGCAAATGGGGTTGAAAAGCCATCAATTCCACCGGTTCCACCAGTTCCACTAGTTGTTGATGTTTCATCAAGATCTTGTAGTTCTTGTTTAATCAATTTCTTGATAAGTTCTTTTAGCTTGGCTTCTTCTTCGCCGGTGATAAGATCTGGGGTTTTTGGTTTTTTATCTTTACTCATATTATTTCAAATTGTTAAGTTCTTTTACCAATTCATACGACAACAATAGAGCCATAATATGATTGTCTTTTACAACAGTTGTTGGTTTTACTTTTTCCAACACATTTACAATTTCAGACAACTTAATTGCAACAACCTGATTGTCTTGAATCTTTGACTTTGAACTAGAAATTAGTTTCTTAATCTTTTCAATTTCTTCACACACATATTTAGACAACGAATTTGTGTTAGAAATATTCAAGATATACTCACGTATAAGCTTCTTTTGATTTTCATCAAAGTCCTTATACTTGGTGTTTAATCCCTCCAATAACAACTTATATGCCAACAAACGAATATCTTCACTTTGTTGTTTGTAATATTCAAGGAGATTTTCTTCAGTGTCAGACTTCTTAGTTACGGTGATGCACAAACACTCAATAATAGACTCTCTGGACTGAAGAACCTCCTTGACATCAAACTTTGAAGCGGTCTTGTTTTCAAAAACTTTGTATATCGAAGCTAAAATACGATAATTTTTGATATTTCCCTTCAAAAAGCTATCAATAGGATACAATTCTTTTATCTCACTAATAAGATCGTACTTTTGTTGTGCTAACTTTTTGCTGTCTAGTTGTGATCTGGACTCAAGAACTACACCAATCATTCGATCAGCGTGTGATGTGTCTCTAGCTTTTTCGTTCAACAAGAAGTTATAAAGTTGGTATTCTTTTCCCAATTCTGTGTTCTCAGAAAAATACTTAAACAAAATTTGTTTTGCAGCGGATTCGTCTTTACCACCGATAATATCAGCAGTAATTTGACGGGTCAGCAACTCAAACAAAATTCCTGTATTTTTGAACTTTGAATGCTTCGATTTGTGCATATTAGTAGTTATAATTTATAAATATATTAATTTTTGATAAAACTCCCATATTTGTATTATTCCAATATATTCGTTTCATCCATCATGGATTTATTGTTATTTTCTGACAGTAACTCCTGTTTCTCCTGTTTAAGAGACTTTAAATAGTTATCTAACTTTGGAACCAAACCTTTAGAAATGCTTTCGAGACTAAATACAGATCCTCCTGCAAACTTAGGAGTGATAGACATATCAGATTTAATTGATCGATTGTTCTCCAATCGTCCAGTAACATCTTCTCCAAAAGGATAGTCTGATGCCTTCTTCAATCCCTTTTGAGAAGGTCTTACATAATCTGAGTCGGGTTTGGCCTTTTCCTTCAATGTAGGAGCACCAGCTTCACCTCCTGCTTCAGCACCACCAGTTTCAGTACCGCCGCCACCTCCACCAGAGGACTCGCCTTCGGGATTGACCTTTTGGAATGATTTTGCAGGGTCGTTACCTTCTTCTTCAATCTGTTTGAAACGATATGTTTGTTTAGAATCATCAACAATATCGTTTTTCAACGCAGAAGCATCATCATCCGACATATTGAAAACTTCACGATATACCCACTTCTTACTAAACAATTTGTTTTCAATCATGTCTTTAGCAACATTAACTTTGTCACCCCAAATTGAAATCTTCTCCTTTTCAAATACAGTGGATGGATTAGTCAATTCCAAACTAAAGTCCACCAAACTTGCATCTCTATAACCTTGAGCATACAAATGAACAATACCAATCTTGGTCAACTCACTAATAATAATACGTTGAATACGTTCGATGGTACGTGAAAAACGTACATCTTCTTGTGCCAACGTAGCTTTACCACTCAAATCTTCATCATAACTCAAGAATGCCTTGGGAATCTTGAGAGCAGCCATCATCTTCTTACGAAGATATTCAATATCGTCTGTACCAGTAAATTCCATACCACTCAATGATTCAATGCTGGTACCACTATCACCACCACGAACTGGTAAGTAAAAGTCTTCCACCATATTCTGAAGATTGAATCGTAGATTGTAATCTCCGGTTTTTTCATCGACATATGGAACCTTCTTGGTCTTGGCAATCAACTTCTCCATGTAAGAATCAATTTCATTAGGAGGAATATTACCAACGTCAATCTTGAAAATACGTTTTTCAGGAGCACGCATGATACGATGAATCAACATTGCGTCTTCCATCAAACTCAATTGTTTCCAAACACGACGTGCACCTTCCAACATACTCTTACCATACGGAAGGAAGTTACTGTCACTCAACAAACGAAAATGTGCTACCTGATAGTTTTCCAAATCTTCAACTTTACCACCATCTGGAAGATTCACTTGGAACTTGATATAGTTCTTATTGTATAAATCACTATTTTCAACACGGGTAACATTATAAGCACTAATTGGTTCAATCATGTATACACCGTATTCGGGACTAACATATAGACGAAGATAAAAATCTCCATACTTACACATGTTACGAACATAACTCCATAGGTTAAATTCGATATTCATGATATCATAATACAAATTGCGTAGAATCTGTTTAATGTTATCATCTGGTGTATTAATAACCAAAATATCACCCAACTCATTACGAGTAAGTGATTCATCCGCATAAATGTCAAGAGCAGAACTTAGAATAGGATCCATGTCCATCGTATCATAATCTCTGAAAAGCTCGATACGAGCTGCTTGATAACTGAGAGTAAAATCTCTACTGTACTGATTGTACGCAGAAGTACGAATACGGTTGAAACGATCACGAAGTGTATTACGATCTGTTGCGTATGCTACTTCGTCAGTATCTACTACTTTTAGTTTTTTACCACCAATGTTACGTACAATAACATCTGTGGAAAAAAGTCTCTTAAGACGAGCAAATAGTGATCTACTCTTTAAATCGGTCGGTTGATCTGCCATACAAGTTTATTATTTTCTGGTAAATAAATAGTGAAAGAGTATTATAATAACCACGTTAAACTCTCTTTTTGATCTTTTAAACCAGTAGGCATTTCCCATGATTGTTGTGCAGATGCTTGTTTGGATGAATAAATTGGAGCCGATTGATTTTCGGATCTATTGATACTTCCCAACATATTTCTAGTAAGATCAATAGACTGTTGACGTAGTTTCAATGCTGTGTCACGAACCCACAACCCAATTGCAAATGCCATTACCAAGTCATCGTTGTAGTTTCTCATGGCTTCTGCTTTACCATTATTCCAAATAAAGGTATATAATTCATCAACAATACGAGTAGATTGTACGTTAATAGCCTTTTCACGCATATAGGTTTCCAATCGTGAAATAATCAATTGTCTAGTTACAGATGTAGTCGTAAAACCCGGAGTCATTTTCTTTTCAGATGAATGAATACGATTTGTCATTTGATGTTCCACATCCACATACTTCAAATCGGCACTACTGTAAAACAAATTGGCATACTTACGGTCCAACGCTTGTTGAATTGCACCCCAACCAACATTCATATTTTCAATAACCAACAAAGCGTTATTGTATTCTGTGGCAACATTAACTAACATGTTACCATAATCTTTTGTACTGACCTGTCCTTTGTATTCAGCAACCTGTGTGAAACTTTCAACATCAATTACATGAAATGCACTGTAGTCAGCACCATCACCACGAGCAACGTCCGCTGCTAACAAATATGATCGTGAGTAATCGGGATACTCCCAAATCCAATACGATTTGTCCATTCCTCTTGTTTCAACCGGAGGACGTACTTTTGACTGTTTATAAAAATCAAGAATAGGAACATCAATGACTGTGTTACCAGATGTAGCAAAGTCACAG